ATAGCACTGTCTGCAACCTTTGCAGTTGTAACAGCTAGATTATTTAATTTATCTGTTATTACAGCATTGTTTGCTATGTCTCCAGATACAATAGTACCATCAGCTATTTTAGCAGACGTTATCTGACTGCCGGCAATATGAGCAGTATCAATACTACCATCAACATAATGCTCAGAATTAATTGAATCGTCTGCTATCTTTGTACCGTTTACTGCGTCTGCTGCTATCTTAGCTGTAGTTACGTTTGCGTCAGCTATTTTAGCTGTTGTTACATTACCATCTTTTATCTTAGCAGTTGTAACAGCAATATCTCTTATATCAGAAGTTTTTATTTTTTGTTGCTGTTCTTGGTCAGCATATAAACTTTGATCTACATTATTATTTAGATCTCCAGCTCTAATAGATGAACCAGCAGCAAATACTGCTTTAGCTGAATCTACATCTGTTAATCTATAAATATGAATATCTACGCTCGACCCGGGAGCCGAGTTAAAAACAACGTTTGTGCCAGAAATGGAGTAGTCGTTGTTAGTACCACTTGTGTTTTCAGTTTTTAATACTCCGTCAAGTTCTACCTTAAGATCGGAGTTCTGTAATATTGGGAATGAGTAACCGAAAGATGTGGTGGATGCATTTCCGGTATAAAAATTTTCAGTTGTTGCCATTTGTTTTTACAAACGATTTGCTCGATCTTGGAGTCTTAAAATTTCTTCGACGTCTCCAAGTTGGGTGGCTTCTTTTATTTTTGCATTATAATATTGCTTTTGTTCAACATTACTACGATCTGAGATTCGACCAATAGCAAACGATTGTGCGTCTGATAATGCCTCACGTAGTCGTTGATGCAATAATATAAATTGTTTTCTATCTATTTCTGCACCAGTTTCAGCAGCTTCTTTATATGCAGCTCTAAATCTTTTACCGTCAGCAGAGTTCATAATTTTAGTAATGGCTTTTTTAAAGATTTTATCTTCACCCATTAATCTAGTAACTTCTGATCTTTGTGCTGAGGTTAGTTCAACACCGTTACCATCAGTATTTAACTGTGGTCTACCGTCAAACTCTACATCTATAAGAAACTGTTTTTCTGGAGACATACCTTCTCGTACCTTAAATACAGGTGCGTAGGCGTTCCATGCTCTTGTCCAGAAACTGTCTGGTTCTCTAACTTTACCACCATCTACCCAGTCATATGCAGCAGGAAGTTGTCCTTTTGAACCGGGGTTTCTGTTAGCTAAAAGTTGTGTAAATTCATTTTCTACTTCTTTGATTCCGGGACTCATTAATCTAGATAGCTCATTTCTAAGTCCACTACCCGGTACTAAACTACTACCAAAACTTGCAGTCCAACGAGCTGTTGCACTTGGGTTACCTTGTAGTACGTCGTACAATGGTTCTATACCAGCCAAGAATGTTTTGTTTGTTAAGTTAGCTGCTATCACATACATCATCTTTGCCATAGAAGTATCCATGCCATTAGTATCTAAAGTACCGTCAGACGCGGGTGTGTCAAAGTTATCCATAATGTCAGCAGTAACTGCAATCCAATCACTTATAGCTCCTAATCCTTCATAGCTATACCATTTACCATCCCAACCTTTGTAACTTCTAGGTTGCCAACCAAGTTGGTTTCTAGTACGTTGTCTAGTCTTATCGTAAATACCATTACCATGTAATCTATCAGAGGTAAACATAAATGCTGCACCTGATACGGCAAATGCACCTATAGCTTTTCTACCTTTTAATTCTGCACGTATTGTTTCATACGCCATTTCTAGCTTGTCATCAGCTAAACCAGTAATACCTCTTTGCTCTAGTAAGTTTCTAACATTGCTTATTGATTGATTAGCAAATGGTTCTCCATACTCATTAAATTGTTTAACAAACAAACCTAGTGGGTTATGTGAGCCAGTAAATTTAATCATGTTTGTTGCAGTACGAGGAAACATGAAGAAAGGTCTAAGTAATGGAAAACGTTTAATAATAGAGTTAAAACTATCAACAGCAGGACTGTCTAAGTTCATAGCTATTTCTTTAGACGCAAACTCTACACCTTTATCTGTAATCATTCCTGTATCATCAAACAATTCTCTGTAATACTTTTTATTTAATCTTTCAATACCTTTAGCTGATAGTTTTTTCTTACCAGTTCTTTTTATCATATCGTCATATACTTTACCTCTAGTTTCTACAGCTCCAATAAACGCTCTAGTAAATCCGTCAAACGCTGTCATGGAGTTAGCACTAAAACGTAACCATGGATGATTAGCTATATCATTCATAGCTTCTATCCTGTCAACAATTCCTGAAGGACCAAAGTTACCTGATTTTTCTTGTGCTTCTGCAAATGCTCTAAGAGATTTTATTTGACCTTCGTTCTTAATTGCAATATCTTCTCTCATTACATAACCTACAGAGTTAGGGTCTGTCCATGCTTTACGAAACACAAGCCTCATGTGATCGAAAGATTTTTGTACAGTATCACCTATACCTCCAAAATACATGTAACTAGCTCTTCTCATAATATCTACATCTCTTTGCGCTATAGCTCCGGCTAATGTAGCAATAGGTCTTTCTATCATCAAAGCCATGTTAGACGCAGCAGCTTTTAGTGGTGTACCAATAGCTGACAAAGTAGAGTTGTATATATTAGACCAAACACCTTGCATAAACATTGACTCATATTCTGGGTCTAAATCAATAAATGCTTTACGCATTATACCAGTAGAGTTCTTAAAATATCTATTTAGTTCAGCTATGTTATTAACTTTACCGTCAGTAAACTCATAAGCTAACATTAATGGTTTTAACATTTCTGGTCGCTCTGCATTTATTTGACGTATGGTGTCTATAGTTTCAGCAGATTCTTTTGTTATATTTTTTAAATTATCTAATGTTTCTTTGTTTGCACCTTCCATAAAAGCTAGTGCATTTTCCATAACCTTTTTCTTACCACCATGATTTCTAAAGTCTAACTTCTTCATGCGGTTCCAAAGGTTTATCATATTAAGTGCCCTACCTCTTGCGTAAGATGTTTGACCTTTTATATTCATTAGATATTGTAAACGATCTAAGACTTGTTCTTGTGCTTGTTGTACAGCAGCAGTACCATTCATTAATCTAGCACCTTCTGCCATATCTTTTACTTGGTCAGCCATAGACTTACCAACATAGGCTTGAGCACGAGCTAAGTCCATATTCATGTAGTCATCAAAGTATTTTTTAATAGCATTGAATACACCAACATAACCTTCAGAGTTCAATACTCTAGTACCTGAGTCTACGTCTACACCAGAAAAATTATCTATAACACGTTTCATCTGGTCTACATCCATATCATACAAAGCTGCTGCTAAGTCTTCACCATTCTTAACTACTTCTGCATGTGTTATTTTTTTACCAGTAGGTGAGTGCCATTCTATATCTAATTGTAAATCCTTAGATAATTCTTTCATAGTTCCTAATCCAGCATCATCAAGGTTAAGACCTTCTTTTAATGCAGAGTCAGAAAACACACTACCTACGCTACCATGTACACTGTCAATATTTTTATTAATACGTACAACGTCGACTGACGCGGATACAATACCTCCGGGGTCGGTTGTTCTAAAACCTACTTCGTAGTCATCATATATATCATGTACACCTTTTATTGGTTGATCTAAGTTAATATTACCATCTGCATCTGTAGCTAGAGATAAATTACGTTTACCTATTTCATTAAATTCTTGTACACGTTTAGCGTTGTTTACAGTTATTTCTTCACCACCATCTTTAGTACCTTTACCCCAAGTGTTTTTTACAAACTCTTTTGCTTTTTCATTTTTAGGTACCCATTTAGTTGCATCATCTACACCTTTCATAGCTCTAGCTATCTTAGTAGCTCCTAATATAAAATCACCAAAAAAACTAAGACCTATGCCTTCGTTTCTATTTTTCATTCTTTTAGTATCAGGACTATCAGTGTCGAGTGTAGCAATGTCGTCTGGTATCCAGCCATAAGTACTTGGCCAAGTCTTCTTTAATGCACCAGATGCGTTGTCTTCAAATTCATTAAACTCTACAACTTGATCTACTATTGCACCAGCAGCAGCGTCAATACCAGCACTACCAAACCACTTCATAAGTCGTTTGTCACCCATTGCCCATTTTAATTTTGCATGAGCACTAGCGCCTTGCTTTTTTAAAAAACCAGAAAGGTTTAGTGAAGGTATAATTATAGAAGACATTTGTCTTATACCTTGTAAAGTAGAACTTTCGTACTTAGGTAACTTAGGTAAGTTTATCCCGGGTATAAGGTTTACAGTGTCTGTTAAAAAATCTACATAACCAGCTCCAGCAGCAGAGGCATAATTAGCCCAGTTAAGAGGGTTTCTTAAATCTGCTGATTGACCACCAAAGGTATCTGTAAAAGTAACTTTTTCACCTTTTGCTTTTTTTTCTTTTAGTCTTTCTTTTAGTTCCTTTCTAGTAGGACCTCTTTGTTCGACTGGTTGTTCTTCGACTGTTGTAGATTGTTGTTGTGTTGTTTCCGTAGAAACCTGTTGAGATTGATCTGTAGTAGCTTGTTGTTCCTGACCTTGGTCTACAGGTGTTGGCTGATTGATTCCTAATTCGGCGTCTTGTTCAGCAAACAGCTTTTTAGCTTCTTCTGTAATAATAGGGGCTACATTTTCTATCTCATTCAATACTTCGTCGTTCATTTTACTTAAAGTCTTTTCTTATTGTGTTAGCTAATGCTTCTTTATTAGTACCACCACTATATTTATATAATGCTTTATTGTACTCAAGAAATTCATAATCGTCTAACTGTTCAAAAGGATTTTCTACTCCAAAATCTAAATCCAATTTAGGTAGTATTTCCATTGCAGCAGCAAACTCAGCAAACGAAGTACCATTGCTTTCTGCATATTCTTTAAACATTTCTCCTTGTTCAAATGGTATAAGATTTATATTTTCTTTACCAGATGTTGCGTTAACACGTACGTTAGTGTTAGCTGTTTTATATTGTTCGTATTTCTTTTTTTCAGCAGGGTCAAGATCTCTGTAGTCTTTTAAGAATGATGGTTCTGTTAAACGTTCTAGTCCTACAAGTTCACGTTGTCTTTGTATTACTTCAAAAGCATCTATCTGATCTTGAGGATACATAGCATTATGCATCTCAGCAATCGTATGTGCTTTTGCTGGAATAGTACCAGCCGAGCTACCAAACGTATCATTAAAACTTTCTAAATATGTAGGTTTAAACATAGGTGTTTTACTTACAGCATTAGGCACAGTTTTAATTTGATCTCTAATATCAGAAAAATCTGTTAAACTATTGGATTTAATTTTTTCAAATTCTTCACCAAAGTTTGTTTCTATTCTCCACTTTCCGGGTGCTTCACGTAATGGATGGTCTTGACCTTTAGCATTAGTCTCTACAGCATTGTTTAGTTGATTTAAAACATCTTGATAAGCTAACCCATGTGGGTCATCTACCTTACCAGTATATGCTTCTACTTTTTTTGCATACTCTGCTTTAGCCCATCTAGCTACTTGTTTCTGACCAAACGTACCTTTACCTATACTCAACTCAGAACTAATAAATGTTTCTAATAAAGTTGTATTCTCTTTAGCTTGACCATTACCAGTATCTGTCTGTCTAGCAATATTCTGCAAATTACCATCAGATGCAACAAGTATACCCATGCTGTTTAATTTGGCAGTTGTTAACAAACCTTTTTCAGCTAGGTCCATTGCTTCTTGTTTCTGTGCTCGTAGTACATTTTTATCTTGACTCATTTCAGAAATGATAGTGTCAAGTCTACCATCGTAACTACCTTTAGATAATTGGTTAGCTCTTAAATTTTTAAATTTAACTATTTCATTATCAGTAAATCCTTCTTCATAAGTAAACCCACCTTCAGGAGTTAGCTCTTTTAGTAGTTCATCTGTCTGGTTTCTATGTCCTATCTCTAGTCCTGTTTTTTCACGTCTGTACTTTTCGTTTTCATAGTCAGCTTTTTTCTGTTCTATTTCAGCAATGTCTGCTGCAAAATAATCACCGTAATAATACTCTTTACCATCAGCAAAGCTAGTAAATTTATTCTTATCATTTCTAG